GGCGAGTGCAAACGCTGCACGCCAGTCAAGAAGTTTAGCACACTGACGGTGAAGGACCGGCGCCCGACGCTGGGGCGGTGTCCGGAAAGTACGTGTAGTGTGCTGCTGTCGCAACGGGCGTGCAAGAATATTGAGTTGTAGGCGGCGAAGTTTGTCTTATTGGGAACTGCCCCTACCCTATTCACTGAAGAACTTCTGACCGTCGCCGTAGAGCAGAGCGTCGAGGTCGTCGTCACCGATGGCCAGTGCTACCTTACGACCTTTATTCGTCTGCTTTTCATACTTTGCGAGCTTCGGCAGGCCGACGTTGCGATTGCCGACCAGGAGGATGTTTGTATTCCTCGTCATGCCGTCAGTGGTGGCTCCCATAGCTTCGAGTGCGCGTTCTATCTCTGTGCGTGAGATATGGAAGGCTCCGGTGATGGCCACCACCTTACCACGTAGCGGATTTCCGTCGGAGGTATCGAGGCGGGCGATATCAATCAGGTCACTGCCGTCCTTCTGCATCTGGTCGCCCCTGTCGAAGACATCTACCATCTGCGACTGTGCGCCCTCGTAGGTGGAGGTGATATTGGCGAAGAGGTCGAGCTTGTCGCCTACGAGCCCCGCATTCTTCATCTCGTCCTGTAGTTTCTGATGTGCAGCAAACTTGCCCATTTCCAGAACAAGTTTCGGTTGCTGCTGCTTCCGCAGTTGCTCGGTACTCTTGGGAACGCCGCTCCAGTCGGGTTGCTGTCCCTTCAGGTGGGCAATGACAATTTCGGCACATTTAAGTGCATCGTACTTTGCGTCGTGGTACTGGGTGTCGTCGAACTCGATGCCCAGTGCCTTGCAGCAGAGCGGCAGGGAGTTGCCGCTGTTTGCCGGACAGTCGGGGCGCTGGTAGAGATCGCGGCTGTCGTTGACGCAGAGCCAGTCGGTATTGAAGCCGTACATGCGGAGGTTCTTCTCCAGTACGGGCTGTTCGGTACTGGCGGCATTGTGCGCCCACAGCTCGCTCATAAGAAGGATGGGCTGCACCTCCTGCCACACCAGCTCGAAGTCGGCTGCGTGGGCAGTGTCTTCGGGTGTGAGGTGATGGACGCGCATCTGTTCCTCGTCGTAGTAGTCGCACGGCGGCTGAATGAGCCATGAGTGGCTGCCGATGATTTCCAGGTTCTCAACCTTGGCGATGCCTATCTGACAGATGTGCTGCTCGTTGTCGGCATATTCTACGTCGATGGCGATGAAGTTTGGGGATGGAGTGAGGGTATTCATAATGTGTAGCTTTTAATTGTGAATTATTGCATTATTATACTATTGCCTTATTGCAATTAATCAAGCGGTTATTATTGCAGTATTTTATTATTGCAGTAATGCAATATTGAAATATTGCTTCATTGCGATATTACGCTAAGGCTTTACTGTCTTACTGCTACGTCCTTTCCAGCCGTATTCGTTGGGGAGCGTGAGGCAGTCGAGACGCTGCTCCTTGGTGATGACGCCCTGCTGCTCCAGGCCGATAAGCATCGTTTCCAGGAAGAAGCGCTTGGCGGTGAGGTCGCGGTCTTCGGCATAGCGGGTGGCAAGGCGGTGGATACTCTTGGGCAGGAAGCAGAGAGCACCGATGGCTTTCTCGGCGGCGATACCTGTGAGTTCGTTTTCACTACCTGGGACATTGCTACCCTCCCCTACTCTACTCTCTAACTCTCGTCTGAGCTGCAGAATTTCCTCCGGCGACTTTGTAAGAACCTGCGGCGACTTGTCCTGTTTCTTTTTTCCTATTGCACTCATGTCTTATTGTCTTATTATATTATTGTATTATTAAAGTATTGAATTATTGCAGAATGACATTATCGTACTATTGCAATAATGCGCTTTTGCGGTATTGCCTTACGGCATTACTCTGGCGAGAGTGATTTGCGATTGGTCGTGGGTGTCGAGTGCTTTGCGGTACTCCTTAATAGCCTCACTCAGATGTTCGCAGTCGATGGTGCGACGGGTAATGCCTGTCTCAGCATTTCCATCCTCGATGATTACCTTAAATTTTGTACTCATGTCTTATTGCACTATTGGATTATTGACTTATAGAACTATTGAATTATAGCCTTACTGCGATATTGCACTACTGCGTTATTGCCGTTTCTATATCTTATAACAATGTAGTATAGAAGTATTGCGTAACTGTATTTCTGTGCGATTGCATTATACTTTTATTGCATTATTGCAATATAACAATACTGTATTATTGTTTTACGGAAGTAAGGCTATATCAGCCCTTTGGTGCGCTTCACTATCTCGTCGGCCAGTGTGGCGTATAGCTTGCGGGCAGCGACAGCTGGAGGGTACTGATAGACGCTCTTTAGGTCGAGCTGGGAATTGCCGATGGCCTTGGAGTCGCCGATGACTACGGGCAGGATATCTTTGTTGTATTGTGCTCGAAGCGCCTGTTCTGCAATATCCTGTTTCGTCGGGTTCTCTTTCGTTCCCTTCGGCCCACGGCGTGAGATAAGGAAGCCGAGGTTGTGCAGTTCGTCGTTCTCCGTCTCGCGTATCTCCTGGATATAGGCGAGGTAGTTCTGCAGGCCGTTCAGAGCAAAACCTTCAAGGTTGAGCGGGATGAGCACGGCATTGACGGCAATGAGGATGTTGTCGATAAGCACCTGTGGACCTACGGGGGAGTCGATAAGGATGAAGTCAAAGTCGGTCATCCAGTCGGTCAGTCCCTCGCCGGTGTGGTCGTCGGGTGCCTTCTGTAGGGCGCGTGTCAGCTTCATGGCGGGGTTGCGCATGGTGGGCAGCTGCTGGTCTACCTTATTCATAATAGAGGTGGATGGGCAGTAGTAGAGCCCTGAAGCGGAGCGATAGACGGGGATGGGTGCATCCTCGCATAGCACGTGGTAGATAGTGGGGTAGTGCTGCAGTTCCAGGTTGGGATCCCAGTCGGTACAGCTGGAGAGATTGGCCTGCCGGTCCATGTCGATCACCATCACGCGATAGCCCTTCAGCGTAAGGGCCATAGCGAGGTTGAGGGTGGTAGTGGTTTTTCCTACGCCGCCCTTGTAGTTGCCTATGCCGATGACGGCACGCAACTGTGTCTTGCGATTTTTTGTTGCCATTGTCGTGTAGCTTTTAATAAATAATGTTCGTTGTAGCAGTTGCAAAGATACATATTATTATTGAACTATTGCACGATTGCCGTAATGTTTTAATGCAATTTAACAATAAAGCGATATTGACTTATTGCAATATTGCAGTAGAGCGTGAGTAATACTCTCGTTTACGGAACGGCGGCATCTTCCATCAGCCTTCATACATCAGCCATCTTTACCTGCCCTTGCTTTTGGATTGCGGCTATGGTATATTGGGCGAAAAGACAAAAGAACGGAGATGCAGAAACGGGAAAGCGGAAGCAAATTCTTCATTCTTCATTAAAAAAAGGGCGATATGATTAAGAAGATACTTGTGCGCGACTACCTGAAAGGGTACGGTGATATGTCGGCGGAGGATCGCAGGGCGTTCGTCGGCAGGGTGGGGGAGTGGCTTGCCCAAGACGGGGCGCGACTGCTGGCGATGACGGACAGGCCGATGGCTCGAAGCCAGAGCCTGATGACGATCACGACGCGGTGGACGGCAGAGGACGCCAAGGCGGTGACGGATGGCATCATGCTGATGTCGGCGCTTGTCGGCGTGGCCGACACGTGGCTGCCGACTCAGATCTACATGAGGTCGGCATATCGGGCTGTGAGGCAGGTGGTGGCTATCCTTGCGGAAATACCGCAAGGCACTGAACAAGGGGAAGGCGGAACCGCAATCGCCACGCAAAAGACGAAGACAACGGGACAGCGGGGAGCGGCTGCGCACTACAACCAAGAGCCAAAACGCGCCGCCGGAGCCGGAGCGGGCAAACCGCAGGCACTCCCCACTGCCGCTGTCGCGAGAAACACAAAGAATACGGAGACCACAGAGAAGGTTGGTTCGGGAGTTGCCGGCGTCAATGGGACGGAGCGCACCGTAGCAGACGGTCAACCTCAAAACCCCGATCCCTCGCGTAATGTGGCCTCCGTTAATATCAACACCGCCGGCGTCACCCAGCCCTCAGCCCTCAGCCCTCAGCCATCAAGCGGGATGGTGCCGGCTCGCCCGAAGCATATCGACCAGTATGTTCACCTGCTGCCGAAGGCGACGCAGGAGCGGGCGGGTGAATATGGCGAGCTGATGCGGCAGCTGGGCGAGGCGCGTGATAACATGCAGCTGCTGATGGACGATGACCATGCGAGCGCAAAGAGCCGCGAGCAGTGTGCAAAGCAGGCGACGAAGATTGACAAGAAGATACGGGCGATACGCGAGGAACTGGACCGGGAGTGGGAAAAAGTGGCGGAGAGCGGGCGCGTGGCTATTGACGACCTGGGGATGGCACATCTTGTTCCAACGTCGCAATGCGACGCGGCACAGAACGGCGACGGCGGAGAGCGGGAGCCGGTGGAACTGACAAGTGAGCAGAAGAAGCGGCGCAGGGACCTGCGGAAGTGGCTCATCGACCTGCGACGCGGCAAGGAGGGGAAGGACAGGGAAAAGCGCATAGAGCAGTGGCGCGTGAACTGGAAGGAATACCTGACCTTAGAGCCGATGGAAAAGGCGATGGAGGACGAGAAGATACTGGAGGCGGCAAAGCACTTCGGGATTGACTTAACACAAATTAGCACAAATTGACCACGAATTATTCACGAATAAAACTTAGGCGATATGGAAATATTTGACACCCCTCAGAAAGACCAGATGTCGAAGGAGCAGATAGAAGTCCTCGATAAGCAGAAGCATGAATTTAAGTGGATTGGCAGGCAGTGCAAGGTGCCTGGGCATACCATGTTCTCGCTCAACATAAAGACTGGAGAGATAAAGGTTGCTCCCGTTAAACGGTCGATAGTGTGCGACTTCAGCACCCGCGAACCTATATACAATGAACGTATTGTTATCGAACCAGACTGTCTGTATCGGCAGGCTCTCAACAAAAAGAATTTCATCAAACGCCTTGTTCGTGAGGGTATTCTGGCGAAGAAATCGGCAAATAAATAATAAATAGTAAATCTGTAAATAGTAAATCAACATGACTTTTCATTCGATAGTAAGGGAATGGTGCCGGACGTACAAGCCGATGAATGACTCGGTGACGAACGGGAACAGGCGGTTTTACCTGGCTGACGACTGGGACGGCGTGAAGGCGATGCCGAAGAACATCTCTACGAAGTTCTCGCCGTGTGTGGTGATGGAGAACGGCGCGGAGGGCAGCATTGACGGGGGACTGATGACGAGAAACTATGCGGTGTATTTCTTCGTCCGCGTGGATCGTCAGGTTGACAATGACTCGCAGGTGGTGGCCTACGAGGAAGCACTGTATCATGCACTGCAGTTCTATACGTGGCTGAAGGATAGGCACGACCGCGACGAGAACCCGGCTGGAGAGTACGGACGCATAGACTTCGAGCACGAGTTCTATGTGCAGCCGGCGGGACCGTTGGAGGATGGCTGGGTAGCGGTGATGATGCAGTTTGAAAGGATGGAGCAGATAAACCTCTGTGTGGACGAGGACATGTATATTGACGGACCCACCCCCGACCCCTCCCTGGATGGAGGGGAGTAGATGCCTAAAGCGCGAGAGACGATGGCACAGCATGACAATGAAGAGAAAACCCCGCTGAAGGTGACGGACATCGACGCACTGAAAGAGAATGTGCGGATGGCGGTGGAGGAATTTGCCGAAAGGTGGATCTCGATGCCGGGGTTCGGACTCGACGTGGAGGTGATGAGCGTGAGCCAGTTGCGCGACGCGATGGGACTCAGGGCCTCTATCGACTGGGGCGACCCGTGGCCGGCGGCAGAACAGGAACTGATAGAACATGGGTTCCGGTGGCACTGGCTTGGTGGGCAGCGGGTGATGTATCTCCGCGAGAGGGATGACTTCGTGCCTGACACGGGGTGGGAGCAGGCGGAGGAAGTTTCGACCACGGATGACACGGATTGAACGGATTTTATTTCTACCACAAATTTAACAAATTGTACTAATTATGACAGAGCAGCAACGTAAAGGGATTGAAATCCTGAACAATATCAAAGCAGAGAAGTTTGACGATGGAACACCCATCCTCAGTGACGATGACTACTTCTTTCTCCTGTCATTCATTGTTGACAAGCAGAATGAAGTGCAGTATGTGCCGCAGACCGTGCAGACGATATGGCCGACAAACCCAATCAGTCCGCTCTTCGGACAGCGGTGGGAGGTAACGTGCAGCACAACGGGAAACGATTTTAAGGCTGAATAGCCATTTAGTATTAACTTAAATTTTTAACAACAATGAAAAAGGATTTTTTCGGAAAGTTGATGGGCGTGCTGCTGTTGGCAGTGATGGCCCTCGTGTGCAGCTGTAGCGGCTGCAAGGGGGAAACCCCGAAGATTGATGATCCCGTGGTGGTGTATCATGATTATGATGGCGTCGTGCAGGATTTTACTGCAGGCGTGAGCCATATCCAGGCACTGCACCTTCAGACGATGTTCTCGCTGATTGACGGCCAGGAATACCAGTGGCGAAACAGCCGCGTGCTGCTGAACGACACGGTGACCGCTGAGAATATCGACGACCTGCATGTGGTGGCTGTGAACGATGTATTTTTCTATTGGGACAGCCAGAAGGGGCCGATGGTGCAGTACATCAACTCGCACGTGAAGTACGGTGTGCAGATTCCCTTCCCAATTAACGACGTCTGGATTGAGGATGCCGACATGAGCGAACAGCCGATTAAACTTTCTGCCGAGCAGGCGCTCATGCGACTGAAAGAGTATAATGGTATTCTTCCCAAGGACTGCAACTTTCTCACGCTACGCTATCCCGTAGGCCCCAAGGACTGCAACGTGCAGTGGGTGTTCGGCGATGTGTACGACGTGCTGTTTATAGACGCGGTGACCGGCGAAATCAGAGATTACGATCCGGCGTTTAAATAAATGAAGAGTGAAGAGTGAAGAGTGAAAAATTTGCTACCGCTCTTCATTTTTCACAATCTTGTGAACTACAAAGCTTTGAAAGAGTATGATGGTAAAAGCACCAGACATCCCGCGTCCGAGGCTGGACGACGAGGACTATATGAAAGTATGGCACAAGTTTCTGCGTGCCGACATTGAGCGGATGCACATGGAGAGCCAGCGCAATACATGGCGCAAGGCATTCTATGTCGTGGCCGCTATCCTTTTCCTGCTGATGTACGCGCTGCTCGTTCTGTGCGGTAGCAAATTGGCTTCGCCGATGCTGCTCGCGCTCGGCCATCTTCAAGCGAGCTTGGATGGCTCTCGCTTACGCGCAGCATTCTTCATTCTTCACTCTTCACTCTTCACTTAATAGACTATGGCAAGAGACTGGAAAGGCGGAAGCGCCAGCACTTTCAAGACTATCGGGGCATCGAACCACTGCGAGCATGAGCGGGCGGACAAGGACTACTACGCCACGGAGCCTGCGGCAACGGACTGGCTGACGAGGATTGAACACTTCGACGGGCCGATACTGGAGCCGAGTTGTGGCGAGGGGCATATCTCGCGGCAACTCATCAGAGCAGGGTATGAGGTGGTGAGCCGTGACCTGGCAGACCGTGGCTATGGCGATGTGGCCGACTTCCTCGCGCCGGAGAACACGCGGTGGGAAGGTGACATCGTGACGAACCCTCCGTATGCCTTCGCGCAGGAGTTCGTGGAGAAGGCGCTGGCGATTATCCCGAATGGCAGGAAGGTGGCGATGTTCCTGAAGCTGACGTTCCTCGAAGGGAAGCGCCGTGCGGCGCTGTTTGAAAATTACCCCCCCCCGAAGGGTGTGGGTCAGCCATGCGCGGCTGCTGTGCGCTAAGAACGGTGACTTCGAGCATTCACCAGGAAGCGCCACGGCGTATGCCTGGTTTGTGTGGGAGAAGGGATATAAGGGAGCGCCGGAGGTGAGGTGGTTTAACTGAGGGTGACGGAACAACAAACATTAAACACAAGAACGACAATGAAGACTTACAAGCAAGGAAGCAAGGGTGGGGGAGTAGAGATGCTGCAGCGGCTGCTGCTGCAGCGGGGCTACCAGCTGACGGCTGACGGCGACTACGGCCCACGGACGGTGGCGGCAGTGACGGCGTTCCAGCAGGCGGAGGATGGGCTGGTGGCTGACGGCATAGCGGGACGGAAGACGATGGCGCGACTGGCTGGCGTGGCGCTGACGGATGCGTTCATCAGGCAGCACATCACGTTTGCACCGGGGCGGGCGGTGAACTACATCGCCATCCACTACACCGCCGGGAGCCGTAGCATACGCGGGGCGGCGAAGGCTAACCGCGACGTGTTCACCAAGCGACCGGCGAGTGCCGACTTCGTGGTGGACGACGAGCAGACCATTCAGGTAAACCCCGACATCGAGAGTTACTACTGCTGGGCCGTGGGCGACAAGCGGAACCCCTGGACGGGTGGCGCACGGCTCTCTGGCAAGGCCGTGAACCGCAACACCGTGAGCATAGAGATGTGCTCCACGCTCGCCAAGGGTACGTCGGCATCGGCCCCCAACCACGAGGGGTGGACGCTCAGCGACGCCGTGATAGCGAGGACGCTGCGCCTGGTGCGCTATCTGATGATGGCCTACGACATACCCCGCGAGCGCGTCATCCGCCACTACGACGTGACGGGCAAGCTATGCCCTGGCGTGCCGGGCTGGAATGACGGCCCGCTGTTCGACACCGCAGGGAAGCAGACAAGCCGGAAGAGCGACAGCCACAAGTGGGGGGAGTTCCTTGCGACGATATAGGTACACGCGGCAAAACCGCGAGGCACACTAACACCAAACACAAAAAACGAGACGAGACTATGGCAAGAGAAACAGGAATGTCGCAATCGCTGATGTCCGGGGCACTGCTGCACTTCCAGAGCGGGGTGCCCATCAAGGACCTCGATATGCGACGAGAGCATAAGGACCGGCTGGCAAGGGTGGCGCACGTGTACTGGGTTTGGATAAAAGACCCGATGCTGGATGCCTACCAGATGCTGCGCCAACTGGTGAAGCAGACGGGCAGCTACAGCGACGCGGCAGCTATCACCGTGGCGGCACAGAAGGACAAGATGCTGTTCGACTTCGTTATCGACCACATACAGTCGGGCTCGCGCCGGCAGGACGAGCTGAAGGTCCGCCACGCCGCCGAGAAGATGATCCGCATCGGACTGGAGACCGACAACGTGATGGCACTCGACAAAGGCTCGAAGCGGCTGTATGAGGTGGCCGGGCTGGATAAACCGGAGCAGGAGCAGGCCGATATGAACAAGGTGGCCTTCCTGCCCACTGTGGTCGTAACCGATATCCGAGAGGTGGACGACACCAAGGAGAACATCGACGACGAGGAAACCAAGCGCATTATAGCCAAGTACGGCGCATTTGTCGACGATAAGCACAAGGCCATTGACCAGAAGGTGGCACAGATGGAGGCCAGGAGCAGAGCGGCAGAACTGATGGAGCCTGAGCCGTCTGCTGAGAAGAACGTCATACCGAGCATAACGACAGAGGAGGAATAAGGCATGTCGAGGATAGGAACCAACCCGAACAAGAGCAGCGACACACTGGAGGCAAAGATGCTGCCCGACGTTGACCAGCAGACTGCCGAGCAAGGCGGCGCAATGGTGGACTACGCCCACGACGGTTTACATAAGGTATATCTGAACCGATGGCAGAAGGAGGTACGCAACTTCGGCTCGCGCACTACTTTCGTCCGTGCCGGTCGTGGTACTGGCAAAACCTCGTTCATCGGCGTTCACATGGTGGATGTCACCATCGGGCTGCCCCGGCAGATGGGCGGTTTCGTGGGTGCCAGTGCCAAGCAGCTCTACACCCGCACGATGCCCAACGCCCTGAAGGTGGTCAATACGCTCGGCTTCGAGAACTTCTACTTCCTTGGTCAGGCTCCTGCCAAGCTCCACTGGGACTATCCGCTGGCACGCCCGCGCAACTGGGAGAACATCGTTCACTTCAGCAATGGCTTCTGCTGGCAAATGATCAGTCTATGCGTCAAGGGATCTGCGAATGGATTAAACTTGGCGGCAATCATAGGCGACGAGACGAAATACGACCCCTGGCAGCGCGTGAAGGAAGAGGTGATACCTACACTTCGCGGCGACTTCATGCCACCCTCTGCCCGTAAGACGGAGAAGAAAGTGTGGGGCAGGGGCACCGACCCGAAGATGAACAACCACTGGCTTTCGCAACTCTGGGTGAGCGATGCCGGACTGACCCAAAGCCAGTGTCTCTGGGAGAAGGAGAAAGAGCAGGAGACGCACGACGTCAACGAGCAGCTGACGACCATGCTGGCAGAATTGAAGTATCTCGAAAAGCACAACCCGCGTGCCGCCGTGGCTCTGGCACAGAACGAGAACTTCCTGAAGCAGCTCCACGCGCTCAGAAAGGACAGCATCTGCTTCTGGAACCTGAGCAGCGCCGAGAACCTGAGCATGCTTGGCGAGTCGTGGCTGCGCGACATGGAGCGCCAGATGCCGCCGCTGCTATTCTCACTGATGGTGCTCGGAGCAGAGAAGGGAGCCGCCAAGGACGGATTCTACTGCAACCTTGACATCGAGACAATACATGGCTATACCGAAGAGCAGTACAGCCGGGAATACGGCGACAGCTACTCGATGCTGGCCGACAAGTTCACGGTGAAGAAGAAGGGCAAGGCGCTCGACTCCACCCACTGGATGCAGGACGTGACCACCGAGCAGCTTGACATCGACACGCTGGGACGCCTTGGCGAAGAGGGCACCTGTGAGCTCGATATGGACCTGGCGTGGGACCAGCCCTTGCTGATTGCCTTCGATGCCAACGCCAACATCTGCTGTATGGTGGTGGGGCAGGAGCGCGGCGACGACCTGCTGATACAGCGCTCGCTGTTCGTGCTCAACGAGAGAAAGCTCCGCTCGCTCTGCCGCGAGGAGTTCGGACGTATTTATCGCCCGTTCCTGCGCCGTGGATGCAAGGAGGTGTGCCTGTATTTCACGAGCACAGTGAAGCAGGGAGCCAGCACCGCCTACGGCGTGGAGGACGGCGACGACAACCGCTTCGACCGCGTGGTGGTACAGGAGCTGACCGACCTCGGCTTCAAGGTGACGGCTATCGACACCGGCGCACCGCTGCTGCATGCCGTCAAGTTCCAGCTGATGGCCGACCTGATGTCGGGTGTCCAGAAACCGAATATCAGGATTTGCACCGACCCCGGACGCAACACCTACCTGATACCAGCCTTGGAGAATGCAGGACTGGTGCCAGGCACATTCAAGAAAGACAAGAGCCGTGAGAAGCTGAAGGCCACCGACGAGGAGTCGATGGGCGGCGACCCCCGTATGCGCACCGACATCACCGATGCCTTCGACGACCTGGTGATAGGCGTGAAATATCATGGAGTCACAGGCAAGCCGAAAATTGGCGGCGGACTGAGAGGCAAGTTCCGCAACCTGGTGATACCGAGGTGAGCAGGGTAGGGCGGCAGCAAATTCTTCACTCTTCACTCTTCATTCTTCATTTACTCCCTGCCCTTGATTTTCCACCCTATCGCCCCTATCTTCCTCTCAAAAATCCGACACAGAAATATGGCTAAGAATAAGAAGAACAGGAGCATAAGTTCGGGCAGCATCATACACCGCCCGAAGACCTTCTCGGAATATCAGAAGCTCGACCGCTCGCTGCGGGAGCGCGGCTTCGTGGCGCTCGATGTGCTCAACGGCAAGGTGCGCTCGCTCTCACTTGGCGACCGCGACCCGTCGAAGGGCGAGGCACAGTCGATGGCCTCCGGCATGAGCTGCGGCACGCTTAGCAACGGCCCGCTCTCGCAGGTGGCATGGTCGTTTGACAGTAACGACTCCATGCCGACATCCGTCAGCGGACCCGACGGCAAGCCGCTGGGACGCGGCTACGTGAAATGGGGACCGAAGGACAACCTGCCTGGCGTCATCTACTCGCTGGCGAAGGCAAGCCCCTACACCGCCGCGCCGCTGCGCTACCTGGCCGACCTGGCTACGGGGCTGGGCGTAAGGCTGATGTACCACTTCGAGGACGACACCTACTGCGAGTTCCAGCACGCGGGCTTCAACCTGCGGCTGCGCTACGAGCAGGCCCGCAAGGGAGAGCAGCAGGACGACTACGGCGGCGACATGGCTATCGACCCCGCTGCCGCCCCCGGTGAAGATCCGCTGAAGCCCATCACCGAGATAGCCCCCGAGAACCGTCCGAAGAAGCGGCTGCAGGGCATCGGCCCCGACTACTGGGAACAGGCTTATTACGAGTGGGAGCGCTCGTGGGAGGGCTACGACGAGAAGGACGACAGCGGCATAGAGCGCCACGTGCCCGGCGTGAAGCAGTTCCTGGAGGAGAACAACCTCGACCTGCACCTCTCGCAGTGTATGCTCGACTTCATGTACTACGACCTCTTCTTCCCCACCGTCGGCTTCGAGCGGGGCCGCCGTGGTCGCTGGGACCCGCGCATCGTGAAGATAGGTCAACTGAAAATCATAGACGGCATCCGCTACGAGGCGATGTCGGAATACCGCCATATCCAGCACGTGTATTTCGGCGAGCGCTTCAGGGCGAAGGGCATCGGCGAGCACAACACGATAGGGGCTCACGACGACAAGGTGACGATGTACCCCGTCTGCGAGGCCACCGCCCGCGTCAGCGATATGCGCTACCTCGTCTCGTCGAACCAGCGCACACGCATCAACGCCCGTCAGACGTGGGCCGTCTGCCCCGTGTATTACGGCAACAAGAACTACTATCAGCAGCCCGACTGGTGGAGCATCTTTACATCTAAGGCTTATGACTTCTCTAGCACCATCCTCTACGACAAGGCGAAGCAGCGCGAGAACAACACCACCTGGGGCCGTATCATCTACATCTCGCTCGACTACCTCGATATGGTGTTTGCCGACAATGGCATAGCCGGCGACAAGGACAAGCAGCAAGAGTTCATCGACGAACTGGACCAGAACGTAGAGCAGTTCCTGCAGCAGCGCGAGAACAACGGCAAGATGATGCGCCAGTTTATGTGGCTCGGTCAGGACGGCAAAGATCATCACAACGTCGAGATAGTGGATGTGAAGGAGACCACCAACGACGCGGTGAAGGCCGGCAAGGAGGAGCTGGAACTATCGACCTCGCCCATGTTCCTCGCCTTCGGCGTTGACCCCCGCGACATCGGTGTGCCGATGGTCAGCGCCTCCAACGGCGGCACCGCCCTGCGCGAGATACGCCTGATGAAGCAGCAGCTGCTCAACGTGCGGCAGCGCATGTACCTCCGCTTCCTAATGGACGTCTTTACATTCAACAGGTTCGACTCGCATCTGGAGCCAGCCATACGCCAGATGAGTTTCACGACCTTGGACCGCAATCCGACGGGTATGGTCGAAACGGTGGCAGGGCAGGGGACGTGACCATTTTCGTGAGGTCACGAAAATGATAAGAGTCCCCGTCAGGCATACCGTCAGAACTGCCGTCGGGTCGTTTGAGAATAAATCTTGTAGTTTACCATAGGCAATTAGTTAAACATGTCAGGATGCAGGCCGCCGCGACGGCGCCCTGCATCTTTTTTGTTTACTTCCTCCAAACATATTCTTTGGTGTCGATGATGCTCAGTTCCGAGAATGGGCTTGACCGTTCTATCTGCTCGTCACCATCTTCCACGAAGTCGGGGCAGCAACCTTTCAGTCCACGGATGATACGCATGTCGTTTTCTTCGCCCTCACCCTGCTTCAGACACTCGAACATATACGGCCCTTCCCCGAAATCATACCAAATATCGGTGCAGTGGTCGCAGAAGAAACAACTCTTCGGATGCGCCATGACCGTGACGCCGCATTCGTGAAACAAATAAGGCCGCGTGCAGCCAGCAATAGGTGTTCTGTTCATGTAATCTATTCGTTTAAGAAAAAAGGAGAACACGCTGTAACAGCTGGCATGGCTTTCACCTGCATCTGGCTGGCGAGGCCCAGTCGCCTCCGTCCTGTTTTATCCGTTGATGTAACTGGCATCGCGGGTTGGTGCAAACTACAGCTGTCCTTGGCATGTGCTCTCATACGCTATTCCTTTAATAGTTAACTTCGTTGACTTTTGTCACGACTCGGACAAATCATAATCCATTCTGATTCGGCTCTCACTGCTCCAAAAGTTCGGGATTGTCGTAGATGTTGCCAATGACCTCCATGCACGATGACTTGTGAAACATCGGCCCGCAACCGTGACTACGAAACGAGAATCCGTTTGTGACGTCTGACCAAAAGACCTTTTGCACATACCTGCAGCCATTCACTACGGTAGCCACCACGTCGCCCTCATATATCTCCTGCCCGTTCTTGTCCTTCTTACCCATGTACTCGCCGCGCGTCTTGGGGTCAATCTCGTAGTCGTCCCACGACTTGCCATCGGCAAACTCGTCAGGGCAGACGAAGTGTGCGCCCCGATTTTGCAAATAAAACCCGTACAGCCACACACCGTTCTTGCGGTTGAATCCGCGGAACTTAATTTCTCTCATATCGCTCACTCATCCTTTTTCTTCTTCGGCACAAGGTCACTGATATACGCCCAGCGGTCCATGTGCCAGTTCTCCCAGTCAGCAGCGATGCCTCCGGCGGCAGCGGCCAGCATGTCACCGTCGGCGTAATATTGCCCAGCCGTTCCGCAGCCGTCACCCTCGTCAATCAGTATTTGGCTTTCGTCCTTGGGCCGCTCAGTATTCGGGTGCCAGACACGCGACTGCTGGAACATAGCGCCCACCTCCAGGTATTCCCTGACGGCATCCTTGGGAATAGGATACTCTATATCGTCCTTATGATAGGCATAAAAGCCGTGGCTACAAATCATCGTTGCCAGCTCTTTAAGCGAGTCGGCCATCTGCATAAGCTGTCTGTTAGATTTCTGTATCATACATGAGCAAATATCGGCCACACTCGCGGCGGTGTCAAGTCCTCTGTGCGGTTTGGACTCCGGGAGGCTTTCGCCGTTCCCGACGCTGGCGGTGTGGCCGATGGGTAAGTATTCTAATAATTATGGCAAACAAAATGCCGCTTTGGTGGGGACGACATGGCCGCACAGATGGTTTGACGGGTGCAAAGATAAGCAAAACTTCCGAAAGTATCATTATAACTGCGTTGATAATTATACTAAAATAAGTTAATAATAAACATCAATCGACATGAAATATGATTTTCTTGTTTATCTTTGCACCGTCAAAATAACTCAATGCGGGCAAAGCCTCGCAACATACATACATCGGCGGCTTGTGCCAAACACATCAGAGAACTATAGAAAGAGATTTTGTATCGGCAGCAACCGCGTCGGGGGAGGAAACAAACCCGGAGTTCAGCATTGAGGAACTTGACAGCGCGTAGTTGTGCCGATACTCTTTATATATATAATTAAGGTGTATGACCAAGGAACAGCAGATAGCCCACTGGGCAGCCATCGTTGACATCGTGCTGACTGCGGAGAACAGCATCCCCGACGAGGTGAAGCAGATGCTCATAGCTGCCAAAGGCACGGGCCAAAGCCTGGAGCGGCGAGCCATCGAGCGATATATCCGAGCCGTCGCCACAGAAATAGTGGAGCACGGCGGCATGGCGTTCGAGAGCGACGACAACGAGAGAGAGATTGAACCGTATAATGAATTTTAAAAACCTAACGACAATGCGAGTACACAGATTTATGAGCGACGCGGAATACGAGGTGCTGATGGCTGGCGGACGGCTGATGAACACTACAGACCATGCCAAGGAGCGCGGCCAGCTGACCGACAGCATCGGTTTCTGCTTCTTCACCGAGGATCCTGACAAGGCGATACATTGGCTCTCAGGCTGCTGCTATCCCGACCACTGCGTCACTCTCGACATCCCTGACCACATGCTCCATGAGAGCACCGCCACCTACCGCGACCCTGAGCGCGACGACCTGACGCAAGGCCCCACCTTTGGCGGCCACCGCCCCACGATGCAGAAACGGGAATACTGCCTAACGAGCTACGCACTCAGCGACGGCGTGACCATCATCGACGACACCGAAGAATACCGCCGCTATGCCGACCTGCGTCGGCAGATGCAGGCACTTGGACTGATAATTTGAACGACTATGGCAAAGGAACAACAACCCACCACACCCCGCCAACGCTCCCGCGAGGAGCTGGTCATCGACACCTTCCGATACATGATCCGCCACGGCGAGGCCGTGCGCAAGGAAGTGACGATATTCCTCGCCACCGGCGGCACGATGACCAAAGTAATATATAAGGTAGAACCGAACAAACGATAACGACTATGGCAACAAAGAAGAAACCAACCGCCGCCCCTGCCGCAGCGCAGGGCGACGCAAACGAGAAGAAGAAGATGCTCACCGTGAGCGACGAGCGCATGCAGACCGTGATGCGCCACGTGAACCGTGGTCTGTCGAAGGCGCACGTCACCACCGTCGAGATGCTGATAGCCGCCCGACAGATGACCGTCTCGGCGCTGGCACAGCTCTGCACCGACAACCCGCAGGCCAGTGAGATGCACCTTATCGACGACGTGTGCGACGACCTGCGCGAGGCCCTGATGAAGCGCATCCTGCCCGAAATGAGCATACAGCCCAAGGGCGAGGCGTGAGGTCAGTTAAGAGTCAAGAGTTAAGAGCGATATGACAGTAGCAGAACAGGAATTTATGGCGAAGACGACAGCGAGCCTTCGCAGCATCGACAAACAACTGGGGCGCATAGCCGACGCGCTCGGAAGAATTGCCGGCACAAGTAACGAACCATCTAAATCGGAAGAAGAAAAAGTATGATCACATTTGAAGAGATGCGGGAGAAATACCCCCCCAAGAGCTGCAGAGCCAGCAGGAGTTTGACCGCCACATGAACCAGCTGCGACGCGCACAGACTGACCTCGTGCAGCCCATCCGTGCGAAGAGCGACGCACTGAACAGCCGCCGCCATGAGATAGGACGGCAGCTGGCAGAGCTGAACATCGAACTGGGCAACATCAACCGCGAGCGGGAGACACTGCGCGAAGAGGCACGCCACATCGGCAGCATCTTCTACGGACTGAAGAAGGAGCTGATACGCATGAACCCGAAGACCATGCCGCCCACGGCGAGAGAGGAGGCGACAGCATGAAGCCGCCCATCCCGGAGCGCATCCGCCTGCTCAAAGATGCCAACATGCAGCTCATTGAGAAGATAAACCGCATGAAGGCTCAGGTAAGGCACAACCAGGGACTGATAGAGAAGCTGCGGAAGCGCGAGGACAAACAGGACGTTCAGGCACTCATCGACCAGGTACAGGCCGAGCGGCTGCGACGCTCAGAGCAGAGCGACCGCGACAAGCAGCGCAGCCGCGAGCAGAAGACCGCACAGTACCGAGCCTCGATAGACAAGCGCATAGAGGACTGCCTGCGGATGAACGGCAAGATAGAATAGAGCCGACGGGCAACGGCATTGCTTTCTGCGGGTTTTCCAGTACCTCTGTGCCACGGTGCCGCCCCAAGGCTTTTAATTGAATTTTTAGATAATTTCTGCCCGACAGGGCATAACAAAAAAAGAGCGATATGAATCTATCAGGACAACTTATGCGCGGCAACTGGCTCTACTACCGTGGCCAGTTCAACGCCTTTCCGTTCCGCGTGGAGCAGATCACGAAGAAGAAGGTGGGCTACCATGCCGAGCCCGGCGAGAACCGCATGTACTACCTGCGGCTGAACGAAGAGGTGAAGCCCATTCCCCTGGATGCGCGGCAGCTGGAGAAGAACGGCTGGAAGCTCAACGGCGAGGACGCGAAGTTCGCCCCCGGCACATGGACGGGTAGTGGCCTGATGCTGGAGCAGGAGCCAGACGGCGACGGATTCAGGATTGTGGTCACCAGCGACTACGACGACGAGGACACCAACCGCACTCCCTTTGTCCTGCACTACATCCACGAGCTACAGAACGCCCTCCGCCTCTGCGGCATCGAGAAAGAGATTATTGCGTATTAACAATTTAAAAAGCTACACGAAAGATTATGAAACAAGAAACCCAAAAACACCAGTCCTCGCAGCCCGGCACGCAGGACGGCGAGCGCTGCGACTCCGAGTTTATCCGGCAGGCGCAAGCCTTTGCCAGCTATATGGCCAAGGAATACGCTGAGCCCGCAGACGGCGACATCGCCATGCTGCTCCTTGCCCTCGATGCCACCGGCGCGGAGAAGACCGCCCACCTGCACTGTACGATGGGCAACCGTATGCGCATCGCCGCCGACATCGCCGACATCATGCGCGACAAGGAGTGGGGCCGCGACCTCTTCCGCAACGCACGCATCATGGCCGGAGGCGACGAGGGAGCCACCGACGAACTCCTGCGCCGCAACCGCCGCCGGCTGCGCATCGACTACGCCATGCTGGCGCTACCCGTCATTATGATGATATTCACCACAGCCCTCGCCATCGTCAGCCCCGCCTACAAGTGGACGGATGCCCTCGGCGTGGCCATGCTTATGGGCACCGACATCCTGCTTGTCGTCCGCGACATCCTCGACCGCCGCCGTCAGATAGCCCGCATCCTGGCCGAGCGCCACAGCGAGGATAAGGAGCGTGCAGAGGCAGCCGCCAAGACTTTCTTCGACATGCTGCGACGCAGGATGAACGATGATGATGAATAACGAAAGAAAGGAGGACTGAGCATTATGGCACTGAACGAAAAGATGTTGCCGATTGGCAATACAGACTACCTCTACTGCGACGGAGACGGCTGCCTGCTGCGCACCACCTGCCGACGCTACACCGAGGGCGAGCGCATCCGCAACAGCCGCACCGAAGGTCAATGGTACTGGACTGAGCACTGCGACCCTGAGACGAGAGAACTATACGAGAGTAACAAACAATAAAAAGCTACACGAAATATGTCACAAATCAAACTATCTCAGGATGACGCGCAATTCCTGCGCGACCTGCAACACGAACTGCTCACGCAACCCAACGACGGCAATGCCGAACCCGTGTATTGGGGTGTGATAGAGACCCGAGAAGAACCTGCGCCGGAGGATTGCGGAGAGGCCCGCATCTACAACTGCGACAGCGACTGCTCGGTGATGACGCTCGACAAAGCCGTGAAGTGGGTGAACGAGAACATAGAGGAAAAAGACCTGATATTTCTCTGGGACACGCTCGACCATGACGACCTCGACACCGTGTTTGAGTTCATCCACGACGAGATGGGAATCAAAGAGGCCAGCGTGGTATGGGTGGAAGAACACAGCCGCGTGAGCGAAGATACCGGCGCCTTCCTCACCAAGCGGGCCTGCCAGGAGTACATCCGCAGCTACGGCTACAACCACTCGCGACCCCACACCTACGCCATGACGGCCTACCGAAACTACGAGCTGGCCCGGCTGCTGAAGATACTGAAGTCAATGGAAATCAAGGAGGACTGAGCATTAGAACCTATGGAACAGAAACCAATCAAGATACTGCATCAGCCATTGAAGGCTAAGTGGTACAGGATGATAGAGGCTGGCGAAAAGCCAGAGGAATACCGGGAGGCAACACCATATTTTATGGTACGTCTTTTTGAGATGAATGACGATGAAGTTACAGGGAACTACGGACCTATGTCAAAAAAGACGGCACAGGACATAGTAAACCATCCAGAATGTTCAGAAATACTAAGTGAGGCAATAGAATGTTATGACATCAGGGCACGGTACACCCACGTCCAGTTCTCCCTCGGCTACCCGAAGAAGGACGATGAGTCGCGCCGCATGACCTTCGAGTTGAAAGGCATCGAGTACCGCGAGGGCCGTGAGGAATGGGGCGCGGAGAAAGGCAAGAAATACCTCGTCGAAGTACTGGGCCGACGCACCACGCTCGACGGGACAAAACGAGCGATGCCCCGATACCGGATAGAACACCGATACCCTTGCTACCCCGGTGGTGGCTGCATCCCCTACGACGGCTACTTCGTACAGGTGCTGCAGGAGGGATTCTTCACCGACAAGTGGGTTGACGTCAAAGGCTTCGGTGACAGAGAGAGCGCAGAGAAATTATTAAAAGCATTAGAATAAGAGCGATATGGCAACAGAAGAAAAGAGAATGAAGTACATTGACGCAGATAAAATCAAGGCCGAGATAGAACGGTTAAGACACGAATGGCCTCCCACGTTTACCGAGGGCGAAAAGCAGCACCTGCACTACTATTTTCACGGGCTCAACAAAGTTTTACACTTTATCGAAAGTATGCAGCAGGAGGAGCCCCTTCCTCCCGGCATTGAGAATGAGAGCCAGAAGAAGGGCTGGCTGGACTACGGCCTAACAATGGGCGAAATCGGGCTGCATCGCTACAATGCCATCCACCGCATCAAGGAGCACAAGGAACAGTTCGACCCCCTTACCATCCCAGACCTCTATCATGTCGCAGAATACTACGAGTCTGTTGGCGCGGAGAAAACCTGCTGCTGCCTGCAGCGCTATTGCATGGACTTTAGATTTGACCAGGAAGATGTTAAGGAGATTATCAGCAAGGATGAGTGAGCGATGCAAGAAAGGTATGTAACATTTCAGCAGGCGGTACTGCTGAGTGAGCTGGGCTTTGACAAGAAGTGCAGCCAATACTATCTGGAGGACGGTTGCCGGTTCGTGCATTGCTTCCAGGAGGTGTTGCCGAAAGACAAGCAGGTGTATGAGTGCCCGACGGTTCAGATGGCTATCGAGTGGATTACAAAGAGGTGCCTGTTCTTTCCTGAGCTGCGCCTTACACTTGGCGACAGCGTGACGAGTAGATATACCATAGGCGTATATGAGCAGACGGAGATTGACACCTACCGCTGGGTTGCGTGGGTCAACGGCTTCGACTATCCCGATGCGTGCAATCAGTTCGTGGACTATGTGCTGCTGAAGATAAAGGAACGTAAGGAAAAGAAGGAGGACTGAACGATGGCAGCAGAAGTGACGAGAAACCTTTCCGACGAGTGGAAAGTGAACATCAGCATCAGCGAGAACTTCGGACACCTCGTGGGCCCGGCACAACGCAGGATTCGGGTTGAAATCCTCGACCGCACGAACTACGACGACCCGCAACACAGGACGGTGTGGTATAAGAGCGTCGGCGAACTGGAACGGCTCCGCGACGCACTGGACGATTTTATCAAACTGACAAAGGAGGACTGAGCGATGGCACCAGGACCGACAGACACACGCTATGCCGAATACCGCCGTTGGGTAGCATGGCAGGCTGACCGAGGCATCGTCAGCTCGACGACATTTGACGAATGGCTGAAAAGCCGCAGTAAATAACATTACAACAGACAACGAACAATGAAGCAAATAAACAAGTGAATTATGAAGCTAAGAGTAATTGAAGAACAAAACAACTATGGCGCAAACCACTATACGCCGCAGTATTTGGAAGAAGGTCGAGGATGGCGCGAATGCAGTCTTGACAACAATCTTAATTGTAGGTACTACCGTAACCCAGAAGATGCCATTGCGGTCTGCAAGGCTTATGCGGAAAAGTACGCACCAAATGTTGTGTGGTCTGTCGAAATATAACTGAATCACATGAAACCGGAAAACTTAGAGACCGCCGCACACTTCGCACAGAAGCGCCGCGAGCTGCAGGCCATCCACGACATCCTGAGCAGTTATGTGAACTCGGCCAGCGTCACCGTCTCGATGCCAGACTGCCTATCGCCGGGCGTGCATCAGCAGAAGCAAGCCTCGATTCAGAGCGACACCTTCAACGCCCTCATGGCCGCCCTCGTGGAGAAGGAGATAAAGAACATCGACGAGTTTGTGAAATCACTCTAAAACGAAACGAACAATGAAAGTAACAATCGAACTTACAGACCGCATCATCGACGCTGCAAGCGGACTGATGATGATGCAGGCAGTAGACTCCGACGAGGAGGAACAACAGGTCAGCGAGGCCATTGTCCGTATGAAACAGATGACAGAACCGCTCTTGCTCGACACCGACCTGATTGGAGCCAATGACGGGCGGCAGCTGCTCATGGGCATTGGCATCATCGCACTGGGACAGGTACTAAAAGATATGGGCGTGAAATAGCCCAATAGTAATTAACTCAACAAAAACAATTATGGAACAGCAGAATCATGACCAGATGGCCGAGCAGTATATCTCGGCAGTAGAGAAACAGAAACAGTCGGAGGGCTACACTCCCGACCAGTCATTCACACGCGGCGACATGGAGACGTGCTTTGTCGCCGGCGCACAGTCGATGGAGCGGCTGCAGGAGGGCTGCACGGGCACGTTCGGGCAGGCCATCGGCTCGCTCAAGAACGGCTTCCTCGTGCGCCGACAGGG